AAGAAGGCCACCAATCTCGAGAATTCAGAAGCAAAGCTTTGGGAGATATGGTTCGATTGGTTGAATCAAGAATGGCCAGAAGACATGACCGTCAGCTACAGCAGGCATTATAATCGCCGTGCATTGCAGACTGAGATCGCAGAAATAGACCAGCTTCTAGCTGTCGTGGCTCGCTTTAAAGAGCATTTTAGTGACGAAGACATTGAGCTCACCGAAAATTTACGCACCTGTATACGTGAACGCCTGCTGCAATTGAGCGCGGCCACCACAACGAAAAACGGATTATAAGTATGTTTGAAGCTTTTGTATACGAATGGACTGATTCCAGTAATGGTAAGAAGTATATTGGTGTGCATAAAGGATCAATTGACGACGGATATATCGGCAGCGGTAAACATTTCAAAGCCGCGTATAAGAAGCGTCCTAATTGCTTTAATAGAGCGATTATTGGTCTAGGCACAGTTAAATCGATGCGTCAATTCGAATCTCAATTGCTGAAAGAATATGATGTAAAGAATAACGCGTCATATTACAATATGGCTGACAATGAAATGCCGTATACCGGTGGCATTTGTTATAGTGAAGGGCGCCGGGAGCGAATGAGTGCGGTCAGAAAAGGAAAAACTCCTACTGATGAGCACCGAAAGAAGATTAGCGATGCAAAAAAAGGTAAACCACCACATAACAAAGGCAATATTGGTAAATTACACACTGAAGAATCCAAGCGGAAGATGAGTGCCGCTAAGATAGGCAAGACCGTAGATGACAGCACTCGTCAGAATATGCGCATTGCAAAGATAGGAAAAACTCATAGCGAATCAACTCGTCAAAAGCTTACTGATATCCTTAAGGGTAATACGCGCAACAAAGGAAATTCACTAAGTGAAGAAACAAAACGTAAAATAAGTAACTCGTTAAAGAAAAGAAACCTAACTATAGTTAATAAAACTGAACAGGGCAGAATCCCTGAATTACGGGAAACCGAGGAATAAAAGTTATGACAGAAACAACGGAAGTCTCTGCGCTAGTTGCAGGAGTCAATATTGATCCACAGCACGCGCCCACAGCTACAGGGGCTGACAAATCCTCTGAAAACGCAAATACACCAAAAGTAGAACTTCGCGATGGTAAGTATTTTCTAGATGGAGTAAGAGTCTATACTAGGGAAGACACCAATAAAATCGCCAGCACGGCAAGTAGTGCAACAGAAGCACGCATTCTAGCCGAACTGAAGATGGATGATCTTGGTAAAGTCAAGCAGGTCATCAGTCAACTACAGTCAGATGGATCCACTGATCTGAATGTTCAAGGACTGAGGGATGCTGTAAGACGCAAGGAGGAAACTCTAGATGAATTACGATCAGAAGTGTCTACACTGAAGCAGCAATTGGTATTAAAAGATCATATGGGCAAGTTAACTGATGTAATGCCTCAAGCTTGGAATTCAGATCAACGTCAAGCAGTGATCGATCTAATGCATATGCGAAAGATGATTAGTGTTGAAGACAATCAATTTTTCCTACGTCAAGGTGACCAATTGTTGACAGATGACTCAGGTGAACGACCAGATTATCAGGCAGCAGTGCAAATTGTAGCCAAGACTTTGGGATTGAGCACCACTAAGTCAGGTGTTATTGTAGCGGATGGCGAACGTATTCCTGAGAAGGATAATACTCGCGGTATAGATGAGAACAAGATCAAAATGGATCCCTCTTATCGAGCTGCTTATATTCAAGTTCGCGAGAGGAATCGCACATTGGCCCGTGATCAGATTACGGATGCAATGGTGCGCAAACAAATGGACAATCGACCTGCAGGAACGGCTAGCAAGATGCTAGTAACCTCGACTGCTAAAACACAACCAGCCAAAACTAATCGGAGATAAATCCTATGGCCACAACTAGCTCAACAATCGCAGAATTATACAGTGATATCGTCGCTGATTTGATTCCTTATTATGACAATTATGTGCTGCTTCCAAATCCAGCACTCATCCTGAATACCTTTGACATCACTGGTAGCTCAGGCAATGCAATCAAGATTCCGCTGACCAATAGCTGGACAGCAGGTATCACAGTTGGTGAAGGCAATGCCATCATCAGCGGCAACGCAGTGAAGGATTTCGATCCTACTTCATTTACTCTGTCCGTTAGCAAGCTCGGTGCAGGTTCCTTCTTTACTGAAGAGTCTTTGGAAGATGGTGGATACGCAGTTGTGCGTCAAGCACTCTTGACTCGCCTCAGCCGCGCCATTGCACAGGCAACTGACGTAGCAGGTTTCAACTTCATGGTATCTGGTGCAGAAGCTGCACTTACTGATATCAGCGGCATCTCCGGCGTTACCAATGATGGTTTGGCAAACACTGTGCTTGCCACTGCTGATCTGGCTGTTGTATTCAGCCCAGAAGCAATGGCATATGGCATCAAGCGTAATCCAGTTCTTAAGATGTTCAACGACGTCGACAAGGACCAGTATGAGATGGTTGCAACTGTGCGTAACGGCTTTGCTCGTCCGCGCCCTGGCTTCATCCGCGTTATTGCTGCTAGCAATGCGATCAACGAAGCTACTGCCAACCTGCGTTGCAGCTTGAGCATGGTCAGCACCTCGGTAGCTAACCTGCGCAAGGTAAATGCTCCAACTGATGCATCCGGCTTCTATATGGTTGCATTGAGTGCAGCTCACGAATATCACTTGGCTGCAGAGCTGAATGGTGTTGGTGGATTGAGCACTGGCGCAATTGGCGATCTAAGCGTGCTTGGTAACCAGGCTCTATTGGATGGTTTGATTGGACAGGCTGTCGGTTGCCGCTTCTTCCGCAGCAACAACGTGCCATCGGCCCTTGCGAGCGCTTAAGGAAATCAGTCATGGCATTCATAACAGTTAGTGGCCAAGTGGTATCGTTCGCGGATTACCAAGATGTTTTGGATATCGACCAGCGATTGTTCGACACGAACGAGATTCAATTCAGCAACACACCACGTAGTCCAACTAGCCTAAATGAATATCTGGAAGATTTGGCTATGAAGAGCACTACCCGAATCAAAGAAAAGATTCGGGCTAGTGCTCAATGGCGCATGTATACCTCCCGCGTTGGCAACAACGTGGGAACTAATGCATTGCCTGAATTCAACACCAATTACGTGAAATTGCGACAAGCTGACTTTACTGACCTCACCGTTTACTATCTGCTAAAGGAATTCCTGCTACCAAAGATAGCTGATTTTGGAAATCCAAATAGCCCAGAAGTTCAGAAGATTGAGTTCTACGACACCAAGTTTTCTCAAAGGTTAGATGAACTGCTTACAATAATCGACTGGTATGACAACGATGGTGATGGCACAATTGGAGAAGGCGAACGTGAAATCCGTTTTCGCCCATTACGTCGTTCACGTGGTAGACACAATACAGCGAGGATTGCATGAGCATTCGGACTGATTTGTTAACTCACTTGACTCAGGAATTAGCTGGGTCAAGTATTCGGGTAAGCACCGAATTACCATATGACAGTGGTGGAAAGCCGTTACATGAGAAGAATATGAAGGTGCTGTATTTGGCTGATAGTGATATTCGCCATACTGAATTGTTCAACACACTTAATGGCCCAGATGTAATCCAGATAGAAACCAACATACAGGCTTATTGCACTGTGGATGCTAAAAATCCGCCAGCTGATGTATCAGACATGGTTACTGCGGTAATACTCAGTAAAAATGTTATCCTAAACCACCATATCATGGAGTGCGGGGTTATTACCAGTCAAACGGAAGACCGATTAACTTATTCGTTTCAATACCGATTCGTAACCATCTAAGGAGAAACACATGGCTTATATCGCAGTAAATTCAGCAGGGGACTTTGTTCGCCTAGACATTAACGCATCCGGCAGTTTTGCAAATGCCAATGCGGCGATGGCTCAGACAGCAAACGTCATGACCGTTCCTGCTTTGCAGGACGTAACAGTAAATGCAACGCCTGGTCTGTTCCGTTGGAAGCAGTTGGATGCATTATCTGAGTATGTAGTGACTACCCCATCTACCAATAGTGTTGCACTTACTATTGTGTTGGATGACACTACATTCTTCACTGGTGCAAACAGCACACCTGGTCTTTTCACTATCACCAATAACAAGACGCTCACCTACTTCCGATTATATTGGAAGGGATCTGATTCAGGTGATCGTTACGTAGAAGGTGAGGGTTATTTGACTGCACTCGCACCAACAGTTACGCCAGATGCCCCTGTTTGGACTACTCCGCTTACTATCGAAGTAGTAGGGAATTTTGTAACCGGCGTCAAGTAAGAAGTTTATCGGGGGTGGAAACACCCCCGATTTTCACTAAATACGACAAGCAGGGTATATTGATATGTCAGATCATTTGTTAGATAGGATTCGTAGTGCCAAGATACAGAAAGTGTTTTGGGATCGTATTGATCTCAAAGGCGATAACTGGCTCTGGACAGGCACAGTGCATCAAGGAACACCAATAATCTATATAGAGACCATTCCAGTCCCTGCACTGGCAGTGGCATTTGTCTTGACTGGATTGCCAATTCCTAGTGTAAAGTATGTGAATCAGTTTGGCAATGTGCGCGATCTCAATCCAACCCATTGGCGTATAGATAAACCAAAACGCAAATCGGAGATATGAGATGCAGGTATGGTCCAAATACACTACAGAAGAAATATTGGCTACATTAGAGCAGGAGCTAGCCAAGTGTGCAAATGAAGTAAAATGCGCGGAATCAGATATTCGTAAGATTCAAAACAGAATCGGATTTGTTTTAACAGCGATACATCATCTTAAATCGGAGATATAAATGAACATTGCAGATTTAGCCAAGACACCAGAACTAGTGCAGATTGTCCTAGATGAAGAAGAAATTGTTTCTAAGTATGGCGACACAGTTACATTCTGGACCAAGAATTTTGTAGACATCAATACCTATTTCAAGTTCTTCAGTGAGCAAGCAGATCTTAAGAATGGCGGTATTGGTGGTGCTCTCAAGGAAATGATTTTAACTGCTGAGGGAACTCCAGCTATTCCATCTGATCAGGATCTACCTGCTGATCTAATGCTTGCTGTATTGGGGCGATTGAACAAGCACTTGGGAAAATAAAATCTCAAGGCCTTGAGCCGGGCTCTTGGGAGACAGCGAGAATATTAACAATCGCCAAAATGGCTCGTGAATACGGAAAATTGCCATCGGAGATATTAGCCAACGCAACAACGTTTGATATAATGATAGATGACTGTTACGATTCGTGGGACAAGTATCAACGTATGCCACCAGGTGAAAGAACAGCTATGTATAAGCAGGACGACCTAGTCGATCTCATGGCAAAGGTCAAACAATCCAAGGAGTAACAGTGGCGCTAGATAGACTGACAAAACGAATGGATGAAATACGCAAGGCGATCAATACTGAAGCATTGGCCAAGGAAGCGTATAAGGTATTCCTCAAAAATACTCCAATTGCATCAGGCGCTGCAAGACGCAACACTACGTTAAATGGATCTGAGATTCGCGCTAATTACCCATATGCCGGCAAGCTTGATGCTGGCCGTAGTCGCCAGGCACCAAATGGAATGGTTGAGCCAACACTAAAATTTATTGGCGAACAAATGCGGCATAATTTGAGGTAATACAGATGGCCACAACAGTTGAAGAACTCTTAGTCCGTGTATCAACGCAAAATACCCAGTCACTGGATAGGTTGGATGCGCAATTAGACAATATCGATAAGCGCAGTAAGGCTACTGCTGCTTCCATGAAAAAGTTTGGCGCTGCTATCAGTGGCCTGGCAATTGGTGCCTTTATTGGTAATGCCATGAAGTCAGCTGATGCATTGCAGGATCTAGCTGAAGGATTCAATCTAAGCGCTGGTTATGTCAAAGGGTTTCAGATCGCGTTGCGTGAAGCCGGTGGTGATTCCAAGAACGCTGAGAAGCAGATCGGCACCTTCTATGCCAAGCTGCAGGATGCTGTTAGTGGTGGCAAAAATGCACAAGATGCATTTGCAGCAGTTGGTATTAGCCTACAAGATTTGGCCACTCTAAGTGAGAAAGATTTAATGCTCAAAGCGGCCGAAGGCATGCGTAAGCTAGCGGCCGGATCAGAACAAGCTGCTGCTAAAACAGCATTCTTTGGTAAGACTGCCAAAGCGCTTAATATAGAGAAATTCATTGCTGAATTGAAAGCGATGGACGAAGTTCAATTGGATCAAGGAATTCGATCTGCATCTGATGCAATTGGTCGCGTCGAACAAGCGATGGATATTCTTCAGCAAGGAGCATTGCAATCAATTGCGCCAATATTGGATGGGTTTGTCAAGTTAACTGATGGAGTGGCCGGCTCAGAGAAGGCAGTTGCTAGAGCTAAGTTGGCATTTGATGTGTTATTTGGTGCAGTGGCAATTGGTGCTGTTGCAAGCCTAATCACGAACATTGCTGGTGCAACAAAGGTTGTATTAGGATTGGCTGCTGCATTCAGAGCTACAGCGATTGTTCAAACTGCTGTATTGGCCTTGAGCGGCGTTGGATTGCCATTGATTGCGCTTAGTCTTACTGCTGCTGCCGCGGCCGCAGTTGCATTAGACGCATCGATGGGTGATGTTTCGGAAACATCACGTGATGTTTCGAATTCGATGGATGATGTTGCTAATAAGACCGGTGGCGCAGCAGATGAGATGTCGCGTCTCGGAAAAGAATCTAAGGAAGCGGCTAGCTGGTGGGAGCAGACTTTAAAGAGTGCATCTCTCGGTGGCTATCTAGTCAATTTGGCATTAAATTCCAGTAAGCAAAAGCCGGCGGAAAAGCCGGCGGCAACGGTTGACGACCCTACTACGCCTCCACCGCCCGATCGCGACGTCATTGACGCGGCCGAGCAGGAAGCTATTAGAATGGCTGAAGAAATTCAGCGAGAAATGTCTGATCGCACTCGCCGCATCAAAGATCTAGAAGTAATTACTGATCTAGCTCGTGCACGACGTGGCGCTGATGTTATCAAGCAAATCAGATTAGATGCAGAAGAAGAAATTTATTTCTATGCTCAGCAAGTTAAAGAACAACAGTATACTACTGATGCACAGAAGCAAGAGGAAATTGCCAAGAAGCGAATTGAAGTAGAGCAACGTGCAACTGATCAAATTTCTCAGTATCAGGCTCAGAAAGCCGCCGAGATGCGTAATGTGTTGTCACAGTCACAATCTGTATTTCAGTCTCAGCTTAAAGAAATTCTTACTCGCGATCAATTGGCCACACCCGGCGCCCTCGAGGGACCAACGCGAGCCAGCAGCGATGCTTTCTTCAGCATACTAGAATCACGCGCCCAGCTGGCGTCAATTGCTGGTGGTGAGATTGGTGAGCTCATGATGGAAGGTATCACGCGCACACTGGATAAGCTCGGCAATGATAATGTGATTGCAAAAATATATGACGGCACACTGCAATTAGCTTATGCAATGCAGGAAATGAATAATAAGCGTGAAGCTGGATTAGATATCACTGAAGAAGCAGCAAGAATTGAGCAGCAATTAACCAATACGTATAACGGTCAAATTGAGGCCATTAAGATGCTAGCTGCACAAGAAGCAGCTAGGAAGAATAGTGTCCCCCTAGGTGTTAAGTCTGTGCTAGATCGTGTTGCTGAGATGAACAAGCCATTTGAATTGGCAGCAGATAGCACAGCTAGCGTGTTTGACAATTTGGGTAGAGCATTAGACAATTTTGTTGATACAGGCAAATTGAAGTTTAGTGATTTGGCTAGGAGTATCATAGCTGATTTAATTAAGATTCAATTACGTGCTGCTGCAACTCAATTGTTTAGCACTATCATTGGCAGTATATTTGGCACTAGCACTACTACCAGCACTCCCGCACCAGCTGGTGGCGTTCCGAGCGGTAATAAGAGCCTAATGTCATCATCACCTAGCGACTTCATTCCAGTAATTGCATCTGGTGATGGCGGTAGCAAGAGTATGAGCATGGCTGATATGAGCCAAGAGAGTAAAGGCGGCACTACAGTTGTTTACAATATTAACGCAGTCGATAGCCAGAGCTTCAAACAAGCACTTGCCAAAGACCCGGTATTCCTCCATGGATTAGTTGAATCCGGCAAACGCCGCATACCACGATAAGGATTTATAGCTATGTCAATACAGAATTTAATAGATTCAGCACAAAGTCTGCAGATTGATCGCCGTAAGGTGAGTAATATGCAGGTTACACGATCTGGCCGAGTAAAGACTAGTCAATTGGCTAGTGCTCAGCCATGGATATTCAGACTTGAAGCTAGCCCAGGCATAAAGTATTCTACCAATCGCGCGATGTTGGAGGAATTAGATCGCCTAGATCGAATAATAGAAGAAACAATCAATATTGGCCAAACTAATCCTGGGCTAGCATATTTGGTTGATTATAAGGGTGAGTTTACTGCTGCACAGAGAGCTAATATTACTATCTCTAGCTTTGATGCGGCAAACTCAATTGTTGTATTAAACCTTACCAATACCGGGTTGATCTCCAATGGTGCATATCTATTTCGCAAGGGCGATTATTTCCAACCATCAGGTGGATATCGCTATCCATTGACAGTCACTGCTGATGTGTTACGTGGTCCAAATGTCACAGTTAGTGTTCCTACCCATCGACCTGCGATATCGCAGACTGGATACACACCAACTAATCAGAACGTGCTATTTGGAACGCAGTGCACATGGCGTGTCAAGCTACTAGTGAAGCCAGTCTATAATATTGTGCCATATGACAGAATCGAATTCTCAGAGACAATTCAACTAGTTGAGGTGATTCTCTAATGGGCACCTTATTTGAAGCATTTGTCTATGAGTGGGCCGATTCCAGCAATGGTAAGAAATATATTGGCTTTCATAAAGGGTCAATTGACGACGGCTATATTGGCAGTGGCACTCATTTCAAAAGTGCTTACAAACTGCGGCCTGAATGCTTTACTAGAGAGATCATTGCTACTGGCACAATTGATGCCATGTTAGAGCTAGAAACATTCATACTTGAAGAAATAAATTCGATATCTCCTTTAAGAAACAATCCGGATTATTATAATCTACAAGCAAATATCCATAATACGCATGGAAAGAGTCCGAATAAAGGTAAGAAAATCCGCGGCCATAGCGAAGAGACGAAGAAGAAAATGAGTGAATCTAGGAAGGGCAGAACTTTCAGCGCTGAAAGTCGCGCTAAGATTAGTGCTGCTCATATAGGCAAAACGCATAGCGAAGAAACTCGTGCCAAATTACGTGCGCTTAACCTCGGAAAAATATCTCCTTGCAAGGGTATGACAAGAGCCGAATACAGATTAATTAAGACTGGAGTGAAATAATCCATGGGCACTTTGATTCCTCCTGTTGGCAACAGTCATGTAAATCATGGCATGGTCTTGGACCTAGTATTGACAGATGGCACTACCTATAGAATTGCCAATACATTTGACCCAATCACTGTAAGTGGTAATGCATATACCGCACTTGGTAGTTTGCTTTACGTCGAATCAGTTACCAACGACATTAAGACTACCAATGGCGATCTTAAGATTGGATTAACTGAGATTCCTGGCACTGCAATCGGCAGCGTATTCACAGCGCCAATATTGGGCGCATCAGTAAGAATTCAGCGCGTATTCTTTGGCGAGAACAACTATCAGTATACTGGCACTCCTTATCCTAGGTATTTTGGTATAGTGCAGAGCTATGATATTGAAGAACAAGTAAGTGAATTTACCGGTGAGCGAATCAACACATTGGTAATCACCACTGCTAGTTTGAACAAGATGCTAGAGAGGAAGATTACGGGTCAATTCACCAATACTGCATCTAGACAGCGATACTATCCAGGTGACATTAGCTTTGATCGAGTAGTCGCATTGCAAGGCGTAGCATTCGACTTTGGTCGTAGACCGCTTAGCGGATCAGGCTTTGGTGGTGGCGGCGGATTTGCAGGTGGTAGTGGTGGCACTGACATTCCAACAGAGCAAGTAAGATGATCAGACACGCTAAGGTTAATGATATACCTAGCGTGATTGAGATGTTGGTTGCCTTCTCTAAAGCAACACCAGTAGAGTTTCTCAAACACGCACAATACAATCCTAAGCTAGTGCAATTTGCTCTACTCAATGTCATGCGCACTGGATTGATTTTATTGAGTGAGCGCGATGATCAAATAACAGGTATGCTCATTGCTCAATTGGTTAACGATCAGTGGATGCCTCAGCTTAGATATCTGAAGGAATTAGCATGGTGGGTGAAACCAGAATACAGAAACTCAACTGATGGTTATCGTCTACTTGCTGAGTATAATAGAATCGGCCGCGAACATTTGGAAGCGAAACGCGTAACTGCCATTCAGCTAACTACATTAGCTAATAAGCCAATTCCTGGCATTGAGAAAATGGGCTGGAAAGCCGTGGAACAAAATTATGTTATGGAGTTATAAAATGAACAATGTAGGGGAGAGCTAAATTGGCCGTATTTACCGCGATTGCCACAACCATTGTAACAGCCGTCAGTAGTGCTGCCTTCGTCGCCACACTAGCTGGTAAGATTATCGTAGGCATTATTGCAACTGGCCTAGGTATGGCCACCAGTAAGTTGCTAGGCCTCTATAAGCCAACTAGAAAGGAAGGGCAAGGCGGCACTAAGATTCAATTTCCACCAAGCACCGATAATAAGGTGGCTCGCCTATACGGTAGAAATTTCACTGGTGGTATTGTAATTGATGCAGCACTCACCAACGCAAATAAGACGTTATCGACTTCACTATTGATTAGCGAATACGCGAATACAGATGTGTGGACAGTCGACGAAATATACCGCGGTGATAGTAAGATCATATTCGGATCTGGCGCAAACTCACATATTGCATCTAGTATCAGTGATAGCAATGGCACAACCACTGCTCGTGTCAATGGAAAGATACGTGTGCGTGTATGGGCAGGTGGTGGCACTAGTGCACATCAAGTCTTCCCAACCAGCAACCAAGTAAATGCATGGGATATGATGCCCAATTGGACAAGTAGCAACACCATGACTGACTTGGTGTTTGCAATTATTCAGATTGATTATGATGCAGAGAACAACCTCACCAGTCTAGACAACATGACATTCAACCTCAAGAATGCCACTGATAATCCGGCTAGTGTGTTATTAGATTATCTGACTAATACACGATATGGCGCTGGGTTAACCACTGATTACATTGACACTGCTTCACTAACTGCATGGGGAGCGCATTGCGACGAGTTGGTTAATTACTATGATATACCTGCAGGTAATCTACTGCTTACTCATACTAGATATCAATGCGACGGTGCACTAAGCACAGTCGATGACGTCAAGTCAAATATTGATCGCATCTGCCAATCAGGCGCAGGCTTCTTCGCGTGGAACAACAAGTCAGGTAAGTTCAGTGTTGCAGTGAATCGCGCTGCTACTGCGGGTGAATTAGCCAATGCATTCGTATTGACTGATAACAACATGGTTGGTGATATATCAATCACTGGCGGTGATATTTTCAATATCTACACACACGTAGACGTGGAATTTCCAAGTGTGTTGCAGCGAGAT